AACCTTGTCTACTTGCCAGGTGTTCAATGCCGAAGTATGCTATGGTGCCGGCTTGGTGTATAACACGGATAATGCTTCGCCGGCAACTCGTAGGGAGGTGGAAGAGTTTATGATGGATAACGACTTCGCTTCATATTTTCTCGGCGCTTCTCAGGACTTGAAACATTTCGGTTTCTGCGTCTCTGTAATTTATTTGGACCCTGAGTCCAACAAAATTAAACGTATCCTTCGTAAAGAAGCGTGCTATTGTCGCTTCGAACCGGCTGATGAATCTGGTAGAATCAACAATCTGCTATACGCTAACTGGCGTTGCTCAACCATCCCGAAAAATATCGAAAAAATTCCGCTCCTAAATCCGCAAGCTCCTTGGAGCGATCTTAAACGGCTGATAAGAGCAACCCCGAGCCAAACTAAATTTGCGCTCGTTTCGCGTATCCCTACGGTTGATTCTACTTATTATCCGATTCCTTACTATGCTTCGCTGTTTCGTGGCAAATGGTATAATATCAAGCAGCTTATCGCTATCGCAAAACAGGCGAAGCTCCGCAACTCCGCTCCGATTAAATACCAAATCGAAATCTCCCAGAAATACTGGGATACGATTTTCCGCGCCGAGGGTATTACCGACCGTCGGAAACAACAAGAACGTGTAGTTAAGGAAAAGGAGAATATCATCAACTTCCTTACCGGCGCTGAAAACAGCGGTAAGGCTTGGTTCTCAACGTTCTATATTTCGCCGGGCGGTAAAACACAACACGATGTCGTTATCAACAAAATCGATGCTTCAAAGGAGGGCGGTGATTGGGAAACCGATATCCAAGAGGCCATCAACATGATCTGTTTCACAATGCGAGTCCACAGTAATCTTGTCGGCTCAGTGCCGGGAAAAAGCCAGAGCAATAACAGTGGCTCGGATAAAAGAGAACTTTATACCATCGCCCAGGCTCTCCAGAAACCTTATCACGACCTGCTGTTTACCGTACATCGGATTATCATCCGTATGAACGGCTGGCAATCGGTTTTCCCCGATTGCCCTTTCATCCAGCTTACAACGCTGGATGAACATAAGGACGCGAAACCTGTAACCACAAACGAATCCTCATTATGAGTACGAAATTGATAACGTCCGATGAGCAAATTCGGACATATCTCCCAAATATAATGATCACTGTCGAAGGCGAATCCTCGCTCTTCGACAAGCTCTCTCCGTTCATTGAATCGGCTGAACAATGGTTCAAGAAAACATTTTCAGCCGAATCTCCGTTCAACACTATCGCAGGATATGCAGAATCTAATATTACTAAAATTTTAACTGCTCGTATCGTTATCGCAGAAGCATATCGAAACGCCATCCCATCGCTCGACTTGGTGCTTACACCTAACGGTTTCGGTGTCGTAAACAACAGCAATGTTGCTCCCGCTTCGAAGCAGAGAGTCGATCGACTAATCGACGCAATGGTCATGCAGCGCGATAGCGATATCGAGCTTCTCATCCCACTTCTCGCTTCGGTATCAAAGTGGCGAAACTCGGAACAATTCACTTGGTTCGCTTCAACGCTTTTCCCTAATATTGATGTTGTAAAAGCTGTTTCCGGCGCAAACACAAATCGATGGGAAATGTATTTAGCTCTACGCCACAAAATTATCAATATCGAAGCTTCTCTTGCAGAGGAATTTTTCTCTCAGGAACTGCTCTCTGTCCTCAGACAAAGAGCGGTTACCAATGAACTGTCCGATGCAGATAACCATGTTGTCGCTATCCTGAGGTCGCAAATTATTGCTGTGCTGAATGATCATCCCATCAATATGCGACAAATGATTGACCTGGTTAATTACATCCGTAATAATGCAGCCAATTTCCCCGAGTGGAACAACTCCGCTACTGCGGAGCTTTTCTCGCCTCCGATATTCAAAAACGAGAAAGCTTCCGCAGGATATTTCTTCTAATGGAATTAGTGTTTATGAATAGTAATAGTGTGTTAAAGGTTGATTTTAAGGTTCCGAGGGGCTGGCATGAGCTTTCCACTCGAAACCTTAAATATCTTTTCTCCTTGATGGCCAAGGAGTTTCCGCTTGATGTTATTATTATTTTGGCCTTTCTCAATTGGTCAGGAGCTTCGATTATTACTCGCTCTAAATATAATCCCCAGGAATTCCTTTTGCGTTACCGCAAGAACGAATTTCCTATCTCAGTCCAACAACTCACAGAGTTTGCTATGGAACTTGATTGGATTAAGAAGCTTCCGGATTCCCCGGTACGCTTCCAGAAAATCCGAGGTCACGTTGCTCTTCCTGCGGATTTTCAAGATGTTCCGTTCGAATCATTTATTATTTGTGAAAATTTCTACCAAGGTTATCTTACAACTCAAAACGATGAGCTGCTGGATGACCTCGGCTCTACTCTTTATCAATGCCGTAGCCGGCATCGTTTCTCTGCGGTAGAACGAATCAATATGTTCTATTGGTTCGCAGCTCTCAAGATGTTCTTCTCGAAGATGTTTCCGGACTTCTTTCAGCCTTTGGCTTCGGAACCGGAGAACCTAATGGGTTCCCCGGACGTTGGGAAAAATCTTCGCTCGGCAATGAATAATCAAATCCGCGCCCTAACTAAGGGCGATATTACAAAGGAGGCTACAGTCCTTCATATGGATACGTGGCGAGCACTTACTGAGCTTGACGCTCAGGCTCGCGAATATAAAGAACTTAACGCTAAAACACATGGTAAGTGACTGGAATGCTACGGAATTCTTCCGTAATCTGTTGAATAATAACAAACTCGCTCAGTCTCTCGGATTCTCTTTTACAAGAGTCTCCGGCCTCGAGGGGTTTGAGCAAGCTATGCATAAATTGACTTCGGCTAAAGCCCTACTTTGCGTTTCGGACGAGGCGGACGGCTACATGGATCTTAATAATACGCCGAGGTCAAGACGAATCAAAACAGTATTTATGGCCATGCGCCATCAACTCGATAACATGCCGGCTCGAGCTGAATGTTTCGAGAATATGAACGAAATTTTCAGACAGTTTATGTCGGTATTGACTCGCGAACGTGTGAAGCTGGAGCAAAACTCCATCTTCATCGATCCGCGAGTATCGTTCAATCAGATTGACCGCTATTTCTTTGCCGGAGGCGCTTGCGCTTACTTTCAGGTCGTTATCGACCTGTTTACTGATCTTAGATTCAATGAAGATGAATGGGCCGACGATTACGTGCCGGAAACGGAAATCCAATACATTAATCATAGCGGTGATATCTGGCTCACAGATTATGATACGGATAAAAAATTAGAGGTAATCAAGCTGGTTAGATCCGTAAAAGGATATAATCTCAAAGAAGCAAAAGAATTAGTTGAAGCATCTCCAACTATCTTACTCGCCAATACAGATATGGCTCGGTACAAGGAACTCAAACCTCAATTCGATGAATTAAATGCAGTCATCCAATTCCGATACTAAACAAGAAGAGGAACGCCGAAAGTACGTTAGCGCCTTTAATAGCACCATGATTAAAATCTGGCGCGAAAAAATCATTATGCTCGAGGCCGTGCGCACTGGAACGCTTTACCGCTCTACCATGGCGGTTTATCAGCGGATGGACGCGAAAGTTACTTCGGTTATTCTTTCGCAATCGTTCCGTACTTACGGCGTTTTTGTGAATTATGGCACCGGCAGTAATACTCCGAGAGGCAATTCAGGCGATATTGGTCGGCCAAATCGCCGTAAAAAGAAGCCTTGGTTCTCTAAAAAATACTTCGCCTCGGCTATGAATATCCAAGAATTTTTTGCCGATAATCTCGGCCGTGAATTCTGCAACATTATCTCTAATGCTCTGTCAGCCGATGCTATACGTCGTGCCGTTACAATTAATCCATAAAGCAATATACATTTGCTTCATGTCTTTTTTTTGAATTGAGATGATATGTAACTTCGCTTATCATCTCAATTCTTCTTATAATGTCTACACTGTCATGCTCAGATCTTGTTAATCAGTTCCGAACTATATCGGAACAGAATGCTATATCACCGGAATCTCTTGGTTATATCCTCCAATCTATTATCGATGATGTAGTAAATCAGCTCAACTCACTCTATAAAAATATTACTCAAGTCTCCGGAGATTTAGATAGCTTAACCGAAGCTGAGAAAAACGACGTTGATGATATCCAGAAGTGGATAAATCAGCTCGAAGGTGCTAAAGCATTGCACCATCTGGAGCTAATCCAAGATGCGGTGGCTCTTAGATTCTATCCTAAAGGGGTTGAACTGT